TTTGAGGGAACTTTTGCTAACAAACGTCAAGCACAAAGTCATCCTACTCGTTATGCTCACATTCGTGTTAGTCATCGTAAGATTGGGGAGACTCGATTTTATGGAGAACAGGCATACAACTATCAATTAGATCGTCCTTACAGACAATTTGTAATTGATGTAGTTGATGAAGGTGATTACCTTAGACTAAAGAATTACGAAATCAGAACACCATCAGATTTTGTTGGATGCAGGAATCTTGATAAACTTACTGATGACCTCTTGACATATCGAGAGGGATGTGATAATATTATTAAGGAAACAGCAACAAAAACATTTACCGGTAAGAATGATACTTGTGAATGTTATGTAATGCGTGGAGGAGTTAGAACTTATGTTAATAACGAAGTTCTTCTTACTGAAACAAATTACCAAGTAATGGACCGTGGTCTTCATTCAGAAACTCATCAAAAAGTATGGGGATCTGATTACGGTCCATTCAATTTTACTCGTATGGGGTTGTAGCTCAGTTGGTTAGAGCGCCTGCCTGTCACGCAGGAAGTCGTGGGTTCAAGTCCCATCTATCCCGTATGCCAAACTAGCTCAGTGGTAGAGCAGGGCTTTTGTAAAGCTCAGGTCGCAGGTTCAAATCCTGTGTTTGGCTCTCGATCCTCTATAGCACAATTGGTAGTGCGCGAAGCTGTTAACTTTGAGGTTCTTGGTTCGAGTCCAAGTGGAGGAGTTATGTATAGAACAACGTATAAAGAACAATTTGGATACATTTACATGTGTCTTAAAGAAATAGCATTAATGCTTATTCTCAGAGATAGGTATAGACCCCGTGTATAAATAAATCCTAGGATAAAAGATATACCGCAGGGTCAGATTAATCATGCCTTTAACACGTCTGGATAACCTTATCAGCAGCAAAACTGGTAAGTATCTTTATGTTTCTCCTGATGATTTCAACGCTACAGATGCGTTATCGAATAGAGGTAACTCACCTGTAACACCATTCAAGAGCATCCAGCGTGCTTTTCTAGAGATTGCAAGATACTCGTATCTTCCTGGATTTGGTAATGACAGGTTTGACCAGTTCAGCATTATGCTGATGCCTGGTATCCATTACATTGATAACCGTCCTGGTCTTGTAGATACTAGTGGTATCTCTGCGTTTGGTTTTGATCAAGCAAATAACGAGTGGACAGACAATTCCATTCTTGATATCTCTAATCCTGATAACGTACTATACAAGTATAATAACACTGAGGGTGGTGCTATCATCCCTAGGGGTTCATCTCTGGTAGGTTATGATCTTCGCCGTACTGTTGTTCGTCCTCTATATGTTCCTGACCCTGCATCAGTAACTGTTCCTCGTTCTGCTATTTTTAATGTAACAGGTGGTTGTTATTTCTGGCAGTTCACTATCAAAGATGGTCAGACTACTGCTGAGTCTCCTCTCTTTAATACTGTAGAGGGAACTGGCGAGGTATACTACGATCCTTATGATTTCACTAGAAAAACTGCTCCTAACTATTCTCACCATAAATTAACTGTATTTGAATACGCAGACACAGAAGAGTTGTCTCTATTCTACAGAAAGATTGCTAAAGGTTTCTCTGATTATCAACCAACAATTGATGATCCTGGTGAGTTTGACTTTAGAATTCAGGAGAACCGTATTGTTGGTCCTCTATCTGACTCTAGAGTTATTGAGTCATTAACACTTAATGATGCTACAACTATTCCTAGTATTGCTGCATCAACATCTAAAATTGAAGTAACAACTAAGGTAGACCACGGATACTTTGCTGGTCAGTTTGTTGCTATTTCCAATACAAATATCGATAGTGTTTTGGAAGGTATCTTCCCAATCATTGATATTGATCAAAATGATCCACGTAAGTTTACTTACGAAGTTGCTGAAGTTGTCAGCGCAATTGGTACAGGTATTGCTTCGGGTCAAACTGTTAGTGTAGATACTACTCCAGCACTCGGTCAGAACGCTCAGACGCTCGCTGAAGTTGATAGTGTAGAGTCTGCCTCTCCATATGTCTTTAACTGCTCTATCCGCTCTACGTGGGGTATTTGTGGCATCTGGGCAAACGGTCTTAAGGCGACTGGCTTTAAGTCAATGGTCATAGCTCAATATACGGGCGTTTCGCTTCAGAAGGATGACAGAGCATTCATCCGTTATGATGAGTATTCTAACACCTGGAACCAAGCATCACTAACTGATGCTTTTGCGACTGTTCCTTATCACGCTAAAGGTGATTCTTATTGGAAGGATGAATGGAGAAACTTCCACGTTCGTGCTTCGGAAGATGCGTTCATCCAGAACGTTTCTATCTTCGCTGTTGGTTTCGCTGATCACTTCCTGATGGAAAGTGGTGGTGATATGTCGATCACCAACTCGAACTCTAACTTTGGTAACACATCTCTACATGCTATTGGTTTCAAAGGATTTGCCTTTAACCAAGATAAGGGTGGTTTCATTACTGATATCATTCCACCAGAAGCAGTTGATAGTGGTGCTGCTAATATCAAGAAAACTCAATACTATACTATTGATATTTCTGGAACAACTCAAGATACTAATAACTATACTAAATTATTCCTTGGTAGTGAAGACATTACTAGTCCCCTAGATCGCCCTGCCGTATCTATTGGCGGATATAGACTTGGTTCTAAGTCTGGGGAAAAACTATATGTTAGACTAGATCCAGCAGTTGCTGGTGGAACTGAAGAGTTTAACGCAACTCTAGAACCAACTGGATTTGTTAAGTATATTGCTGCTCCTCAAATTCTTAATCCTTCTGGATTCGCTATCAACAACATCTATGCAGATGCTGCTAACTTAATTGAAAGCAACCGTAAGATGATCCAAGAGGAAGTCTTTGGATATATCATTGAGAAGTATCCAAGACTTCAGGATATTTCTTATGTTAATCCTGGAAGAGATCCTAATGCGAATCGTTATTTCGATGCTCGCAATCTAATTATTGCTAATAGACAGAATATCATCAACGCGACTATACAGTCTTTGGGAGTCTTTAGTCCTGGTTCTCCTGTTAGTGTTAACGATATTGGTGTTATTGTTGATGCCGTAGCGGAAGATTTAAGAGACGGTGGTAACTATAATACAGTTGCTGCAGTACAAGGATTCTTTGCTAATGATACAGCACTTACTGGACTGTTAGTTGGTCAAGAAGAAAATCTACTTTGGGCATTTAGAAGAGCTCGCGATCTATGTAAGCAAGCAGTTGCTAATTTACTAAGTGTAAAAGCAAATCTATATGATCCTGTTCCTTTCGCAGACAGTCCTTATAATTTCTATAGTAATCTTCCATGTGGCAGTATTACTTCTGGTAAGACAGGATCTCAAGCAGAGAATGACGGAGACACTACAAATGGTGTCACTATTGATCTAGCACAGAAAATTGATCCTGCTGCTAGGTATAGAGACACATACAATTTAATTACAGAAAACAGAGATTATATTCTTGATAATGCTCTTGCTGAAATTGCTGTTTATGATGGAGCTCCATTCTTCTCCTTCCCTGGAGATCCTGCTGAGACTGCTAGATCTAGATTTAAGACAGCATATCGTTTAATCAGAAGAAACAAAGCAGATGCCCAAGACTATGCTATTGGTCAGGTCTCTGTTTTATATCCATCGTTCGTCTTCCCTGGTGGATCTGATAAGTGTAAGAGAGATATTGGATACTTCATCGATGCTGTTGCGATGGATATTTTCCTTGGTGGTAACTTATGGAGCAGTACTTTCATCAACAAATATTTCTCTGGCACCGGTCAGTGGATCACTGGTGGATTGCAAGGTGAAGAACTACAAAGCATTGCCGCATATAATGCTGCTAGAGATTATCTGCAGGATGCTGTATCTAATCAACTAACTTCTGGATATCAAGATCTTACAGTTTCTCCTGGTGAATCAATATATGGAGATGGAAATGGAGATGTTGTTAATACTGACACCACTGCTTGTGCTGACGTACAAAATGCCATTTCGTCTCTAACATCAATTGTAACTCAATGTATTAGTGATGGTAATAATGATAGTATTACTGATTCAAATAACGCAAACTATGTTGTTCCTACACAAAGAGATTTACTAACAGGTGCGAGTAAGTGTAGAAGAGATATCGGACATATTGTTGATGCCATAAGACAAGATCTTTGGTTTGGTGGTAATGCTTATTCCATCGCGATGGCGAAAACATATTTCAATCGCTTTGGTGGACCAATTAGTACTGGTCTTTCTGGAGAAGAATCACCATCTATCACAGCATTTAAGAGAGCCGCTGATGCTATTAACTTAGCAATCAACAACCAACTATACTATAAAGATTCTACAATTACGCTTGATCAAGTAGGAGATCCTCCTATTGTATCCGATATGAATGCGGATGCTTATGATCTTGTATTAGCAAATAAGAAGTTTATTGCTAAGCAAGCATATGAAACAATGAAGGAATCATATCCTTCATACACTCCTCAAGCAGATAATACTGAGCAAGACTGTTTAGATGATGTCTATAACGTCTTAGAAGAAGTTATGTATGACGTTAAGTTTGGCGGAAATGCTAAAACTTATGATTCTGCAGAGATTTACACTACCAATGTAATGCCTTACTTTGGTTTAAGTAAGAGAAGAAAGCAATTTACTCCTAGTACTGTATCTTACGATCCAGCAACAGGTTTATCTGTGTTCACTATTCCTGGTCATGATATGACACAAGGTGGATACATTAGAGTTGATACTGGAAGTGTCATCTTTACGTGTACTATGGATGGCAACCAGACACAACATGCTTCACCAAGTGCTGATGATCCTTATGCTGGTCAGTGGATGGTAATCACAGAAGCAGATGCTTCTACTATAACTGTCAATGTTGGTCCTTCTGGCGCTAATGAGAGTTTCAATCCAACCAATGCAGTATACAACTCTACGACTGGTGATATGGAAATCACCATTGGCAATCATTCCTTGAGTATTACTGAAGGTGTTATTCTTGCTGATAATTCATTCACCTTTACTTGTGATCAAGATAGTAATGTAACTCAGCATACTTATCCACGTCCTGGATCTGATCCTTGGGCAGGTAAGTCTATTCCTATCACTGATGTCAGTGCCACCACAATCACCGTTAACGTTGGTAATGCTGGATCTGCTGCTGGTGTGCCGCATACCTTTGTAAGTGCTGCTGCTGGTGCTGTACAACATAATCCACAATCTGCTCATACATTTGTTTCTGCAACTAATAATTGTGTTAATTATGGTGTTGCTGCAGCAACATTCTTAGATCCTGAGCGTGATGAAGCAGCTGCTGTATTTACTGCTGCTAAAAACCTTATCGCTGATGTTCTCAGGAACATATCTATTACTGCTAAACCCAATAACTTAGAAACTCAGGTAATTGACAACAACATTGTTACTGATTGGGATACTCCTGCTTGTGTTGATGCTATTAACGCAACAACCAGCAATCTAGACACTATCATTCAAGCAATTGGAACCGATGTTGGTGTTGGAAATTTAAATGGTATTTCTAGAACTGTACCAACACAACCAAGTACAAGTAGTGTTCTACCACAACCAGGTGGATATGTAGCAGGTAATTGTTCTGATGTTGTATCTACTGTTAATACTTTAGTTGAAATTATTTGTGATACAACTGCTGCTGGTAATCTAGATAGTCTTCCTCCACTGGATCAAGGTGAGTGGGATTGTGCTAACGTTCGTGGATCTATTGAGACTCTATTTGATATCGCTGATGATGCTTTCTCTGTAACTTCACTGACAACTCTGCCTGTTATAACAAGAGGTGGATTTACTACAGATGCTGAGCAATCGAAGTGTTATCGTGATGTTTCATACATCGTTGATGCCGTTGTTAACGACCTAAGATTAGGCGGCAACATTAACTCGGTACAAGCAGGTGAAGCATACTATGTTGGCAACAACCTAACTTACATCGATGGCGAGAAGACTGAAACTCTTGATGCATGGAACTACGTTGGTCAGGTAGCAACTGCTGCCATGAGAAACTTTGATGTTTGGGTTGAGGGTTGTAGCACAACTGCTGGCAGTGCTATTGTTGATGTTAATGATACTCGCGGTATTCTAATTGGTATGCGAGTAGTTGAGTATAACAGCAATAATATTGTTAATGGACTTCTTACTCCTGGATCTCCTCCGGTTTCTTCTACAATTCAAGAGAACGCATTCGTTAAGAGAATTGTAAGTAGCACTCAAATTGAACTTGGAGTTCAAAATTCGAGATTTGATTTTGGTAATACTATCAACGCACAGCAAACTAATACTAGTGGATTAGGTTTATACTTCACATTTGAAAAAGGTCAGTGGGCAGATACTTTACCTAAGACAGTAATTGTTGGACCAGCTGGTTCTGTTCCTGCTCCTGATGTACTAGTAGATACAACTCCTGGTCTTGAGTGTTCTGGAACTGCTGATGCTATTACCACTTTGATTGGTAATATTACTACTGTTATTAACAGTGGTGTGGGATCAGTTGATAGAGAAGAGCAAACCGCTAGTGTTTCACTATTTGCGTCTAGAGCAACTGTATTTACAATCAATACTTCTGGTGTTGGTGCTTCCAATCCACATGACTTTGAAACTGGAACACCAGTTAGATTAGTCCCACGTCCACGTTTTGATGTTGCCTCTGGTAAATATGTTGATGTTGATAAGCGTCTTGTTAGACTACCTAATGGATTTGAAACTAATAGAACTTACTATGTAATTGCTCCTGGTAGAAGAACACAACCAGAAAATTATTCTACCACTACATTCTTTAATGGTAGTGATCAGACTAAACTGATGTTGGCAACTTCTAAAGAGAATGCTGCAGCAGGTATTTACATCTATGCTTCTGAGTCTGAGTCTATTGATGCTAACGTTGAAATTGATATCTATCAGTTCATCCTTGATGAGAAGTATGATCTACACACATATAAAGCTAAGTTAACTAATTCTGTTAACGCTGGTATTGAAACTGAAGTATCGCATATCTTTGACGTTCCATTCTCTTCTGTAACACCTCATGAAGTATTCATTAGAGCATTCGACGGTGAAGTACTTCCTGATGTTTCTACGACATATGCTAACGATAGTGATGTAGCAGTAGTTGACGTATCAGATTCTAACTTTGGTAAGATTAATCCTAACAAGTCATTCTTTGCTCGTTATCAGAATGATAGAGTCTTTACGATTCATAAGACTCATGCTGATGCTATTAATAATGTATTCCCAATTACATTTACAGCAGGTCAAAGTGCTGGGTTTAGAATCTTCTCTAACAAGCGCAGAAGTCCTGTAAAATATGATCCTGGATTTAGTAATGGTCTTATCACTACTGGTAAGTGGTTCGTTAATTGTAGGGATGAAGGATCATCCAGCGTTTCTCAGTCAATCAGAGATGAGAATATTTTCTGGAGAATCAAACAGCAAGATCTATCAGATCGTCCAAGATCTACAGATATGTGGTTCACTCGTCTAGAAGATGAGCGTGAAGCAAATGATAGAACATACAAACTACGTTATGTTATTCCTAAGTATCTTGAAAACGCAAGAGATCCTATTAACGGATTTGTTATCAAGACAAGAACTGATGACACACGTAAGTTAGTACCACAAAAACTTCTTTTAAAACCTGTCGCTGGTACTGTATATGGTGCTCGTTTCAGCAACCCAGTTCAACCAAATGAATTTATTGGATTTACGGATAATGATTTTGTTCTTTCTAATTTAAATTCTGATAATGCATATGATCCATATAAGAAAGATCAAACCGGACAGGGTATCGAATATCGTGCGTTTGCTAAGTTCTCCTCTGGTATTCAAGCAACTATCCAATCTGGTCGTTATGTACAAGATCGATTAGATCCAACAATCAACTATCTTGAGTTAACTGTATTTGATCATGGTGTTGATACACTTAATTTCCCTGGTCTACGAAACGAATCATTTACTACCGTTCAGATTAATGCACCTCAGGGTGGATCATTTGTAGTTAATAAAACTGCTAGTATTGTTGCTAATCAGATTGAATGGACTGGAAACTCTTCTGGTCTTGCCAACATTCATGCCTATTACACAATTGGTGGACTACATTACCTAATTCTGAAAAATATTCGCGGCGGAAAATTAGAGTACTCAGAGTACACTAATACCAGATTCACTCAGGGTAGTGTTTTTGCTGACATGCTTGATGACCAGGACTATGGCAAATCGCTACCTCTAAAAACACTAATCGCGAAAAAATATCCGGAGTATTATTACAAGCAAAACGGCGCTAACGTTTATACTATCACTCCTGGTGATCGTGTTCAAGATGACGCTGGTATTGAATATTATGTCGAAACTGTTGAAGATGCTGGAATTATTGAAGACACATTCTATGTCTTTAGTTATGAAACTCTTCAGCGTAGAATTGCTGGTCAGCAAGACGGTATCTATTACTTAAGTTGCTTACGTGGTAATATTTCACCATTCCCAACTGGTGCTGGTGTTGCTGAGAACTTTAAGAAGTTTAACTTCTCTCAACCAGTCAGCAGTTTGTATCCTCTTAACTATAAGAACGATCCTCTTTGGTTCCAGAAAGCAGGTACATCAACACAAGAACTTAATCTTGCTTCTCAGTTGCTTGATCCTCCTGCTACAATCTCTGCTGCTGACAACTATGTTCACGGTTTAGTTACAACGAATGATTTCAAAAATTCTGTAACAAAAGAACTGGTTCAGGATCTTGTATTGCAATCAGCATTTGTAAATAACACATATTCTACAGGAAATAATCAACTTAGAGCACAAACTGGTAATGCAACTTCTGGTTCTGAAGATCGTAGGATTGCGATTGTTGGTGATAGTACCGTAGTTGCTGATCAGCGTTATTATGTTGAACTTAGAAGACCTTCTATTGCTCGTGCTGGTAATCACACGTTTGAGTATCTTGGATTCGGTCCAGGAAACTACTCTACAGGTCTTCCTGCGCGTCAGGAGATCGTCTTAACACCTACTGAGGACTTCTACGCCCAAAGTAAGAAACAAGACGCTGGTATTGTCTTCTACACGGGTCTAAACTCTAACGGTGATCTTTACATTGGTAATCGTAAGATTAATGCTATTACCGGTGAAGAGACATTCTTAGAAAGAGCAGTTCTTGCGGATAGTGAAGATGACAATGAGGATATTGGTAATTTGGTTACATCATTCGATACTCCTGTAACGTTCAATCAGAACATTACAGTTGTTGGTGGTGATGGTTCACAGCAAAACGTATTCCAGTCTCCTCTGATCGTTTCGGTTCAGGACAATGACTTAACTGAAGTAAGAGATTCTTTCACCGTTCGTTCCAACGTATCTAGTATAGATCCTGTTACTTTAGATGAGCAAGATGAGACTTTAGATAGAACTAATTTCCAACCACCAAATTCTGGTGATGTTAGAATTAGTAAGAATAGAGTTGATGCTGCTGTATTTGGATTTAATTCTAGAGGAATGGGTCAGAAGTATCAAATTCAAACTCATATTACTTCTGGTGTTCCTTCTAATATCACACCAAACAACTCTGCTACAATTGCGTCTGGCGGCAGTAGATTACTCTCTTCTCAATTCGTAGATTATAGTGGTGTTGCTGCTAAACCTGGTGATATTCTCCTCAAAGGAAAGCAGATTGGAAGAACTGGTTCTCTGGGTTGGGTTTATGCAAACTACTTCGCGCAGATTCCTACTAATAATATCTTTACTATTGAGTTTGATGGTACAAATCTGATTAAACTTACCTTTAAAGATGAGTTTGGTGTAGATGTCAGCAATGCTGGTATTGGAATTACTAACGAATCACAAATTAGATTTAGAGATTATCCAGATTCTAGATTTAACTCTACTTGGACAGTCTTTAGTCCTAATGGAGATGCGTTTAATTCTACCAATAACTACGTACATTTCCAAATTTATGATAATATTAATATCGCAACTGTTTCTTGGAGAGGTGCTGGTGGTATTACTGATGTTTCTCCTGGTGTACCAGTACCAGCAGTTGACTTCTCTAATTCTAGTTGGAAAGAATATGGATTAGTTGGTGCTGAAGTATTACGTGCTAGCACAGAAACTATTGGTGATTATAAATTAGGTATTAATACTGTTGCTAGATCTGCTCATAGTGATTGTTTAGATGCATTTAGTTCCGATCAAGTTCTACCAAGAGCTAACCTAGACATTGTTGGAACAACATTTATTAGTGGTAAGACAATTAATTCTTACTTAACTGAGTCGTCTATCGTCAAGACTGAAACTAATCAGGATGATGCTTTCTTAGTTGGTGGTGATAGTGACAATCCTAGTGATAATGCTACATTTAGAGTGATGACTACCAATAATGGTAGAGTTGGTATTAACACTGCCGTCAATGATGTAGTCAACCCATATAAGAGTCTTGATAAGACATTTGTTGTCATTGGTGATGCTAGAATTCATGAGAATCTGGAGATTACTGGCGATCTTGAAGTTAACGATGGTGATATTACAACTACAAACAATGCATTCAACTTCGTCAATCAAAATGCTAATATTCTAAACTGGGCTGGTGAAGGTCAGATTCTTAATCTACTGAATAACACTAGTGCTAATCAGTCAATTAACATAGGCAATTCTTCTGGTAATTTCACCGCACTTGTTGGTGAGTCTGCTACAAATGGAACTCTTAAGATTCTTAGAAATACTCAGTCAGCAACATTAGATATTGCTACTGTTGCTAATGATGTGTCATCTACATGTAACATCACTTTGGGTGGAGCATGGGCAACACAGGCAGATACATCTTCTTCCGTTAAGATTGAAACATTCTACACTGGACTTGCTGGCAATCTTGAGATTGGTACTGGATATGGTGCTGGAACTAGCAGTTCTAGATTGTTCACACAAACAAGAGTTGTTAATCTCTTTGATGGAGATCAAACTAACACAGTTAATCTTGCTACCAACGCAACCACATTTACTTTAGGTTCTACTGGTGGAACAACCGTTGTTAGAAACACATTAAATGTTCTTGCTTCAGCAATTGTTGAAGGTAATATCAGATTGGACGGTGGTTTGAATGCTGGTATTATTGAAATTGTAAGAGGTAGATTTGGAACTACTATTGTTGGACACCAGGTTGGTGGGGTCGATAATCCAAATATTGACTTCTACAAATATCAAACTACAGGTAGATTAATTGATACCGCAGGTGTTTCTTCTTGGGGATCAAATACATTCTTAGTTTCGGGTGGTCAAATTGCTGCTATTGACAACATTGTTAATAATGGATCTACAAGTAGAACACCTGGAACTTATAACTTCCTTGAGGGCACTTCTGATGGTGCTGGTATTGGAGCAAGTTTCACAGTTCTTGTTAGATTTGATTTCACTATTGACATCACAATTGAAAGTCCTGGTGAAGGATATTCTAACGATGAAAATATCACCATTACCGACTCTCAGTTAGGCGGTGGCGGTGGTGGAGACCTTACTTTCCAAGTAAATGGAGTTAACTCTGTTGGTAATAACTACTATCTACCAATTACCACTCCTTCTATTACTGACTTCCAAGTTGGCGATTTGCTCTTAATTGATAGAGGTAATGCTTTCTCTCCTGATAGTGTTGGCAGTGGAGCAAATATCGTAACTGGATTGAGAGATGAATCTCAAAGTGAAATTGTTCGTATCACTGGTATTGCTAACGTTGCTAATCCATCTGATATTAATGGATACAGATTAATTGTTAGTAGAGGACAAGAAGGAACATCTCTTAGCACTAATCATCCTGATGGTTGTACTATTGCTAAACTTGATAAGCAGGCAAATGCTTCCTATATTACTGGTTCTGATCTTAATAATGATGATCAACTAGACGAACCATTATCTGGTATTGGAAGTGGATCTGGTAATGTAAGAATTGGTATTGCTGAATTTGGTGGTACTTTAACTACTGCTGATCTTATCAGATTGTCGCAATCAGAATTTGTTGCTATTGAAAGTTTAGTTTCAACCTCTCCACAATCTCTAATTGTTAATGATGGTGGAGATCCTGCGGTTGACGTATTCAGAGTAGAATCTACAACTGGAGATACTATTATTTTAGGTGATGTTGGAGTTGGTGTTGGATTTAATAAGTTTACTATCGATAGTGTTACTGGAAACACTACTGTTGCTGGAACTCTAACTACAGAAAATACTCTTACTATTAATGGTTCTACAATTCTAAATCAGCAGTTCTTCACCATTACTGATGGTGGTGCTGGTGGTGTTCCTGCTAGAACAACTTTACAAGTTGATACTGCAACTGGCGATCTAACGATCAACGGTGGTGATATGAACTTCTTTGGAACTGATGGCACTACTCCACGCTTGACATTTGATAACTCTTCTGGAGACTTCACTGTATATGGTTCGTTCTCTGCTTTAGGAACAGGAGTATCTACATTTGGTGGATCACTTGATATTGATGGTGGAATTAACCTTGAGTTCCAGGAAGGGGTTGGAAGAGGAGCAATTGATTCTAAGTTTGAAATTACAAACACAGATGGCAATAGCATCTTCCAAGTTTCTGATAATGGATCATTGAAAGTTGCCCAAATTGAAAATTATATTACTAGCACTGGTGGTCGAAAGTGGTTATATTCTGCTGATACCACGGTAGATGTAGCAGCTAATGTAAATTACTTTATTAACTGTAATGGAAATACATTAGTCAGACTACCAGGCAATGCTCAAATGGGCGATATGATTCGCATTATAGATATAAGTGGTAGTCTCACATATAACCAAACGATGGTCATTAGAGCACCCGATAACGTAGAAGTTCAAGGTGAAATAACAAATACCGGAATATCGGTATTGTCTGGTGTGGCACCTTCCAACTTTGCTGGTTATAATGGTGGTGAACTAGTTGTACAAACACCAAATGCTTCGTTCGGATTAGTTTATGCTGCAACATCTGCGCCTGGTGGTCAACCTGGTGTGCCTTCATCCCTTGCGGGTTGGTACTTAATGGACGTATAAGAAAATGCCTTTCTATCAAGAAACAAGAACCATGAAAGGTGCCGTTATTGGCACCATCATGCCATGGTCTGGACCTGTCAGTAACATACCAAAAGGTTGGATTATCTGTGATGGTACTCAACCACCAGCAAATGAGTATCCTCTACTTGTGCAAGCAATTGGGGATACTTATAATTCTGGAACTACTAATTTAGGAGGAGGATTTCCGGCATATACTGGCAATTTTACACTACCTAATTTGGTTGGTGGTAAAATGTTGATGGACATTGAACAATCTTATTTTGGAGTATTAACTTCTGACAGAGATAGTGATCCTGATGCTGGTAATTTAATTTCTCCATATATTGGACAAAATACTGATAACGGAGTGAATGCTGCTTGGAATAATGTATATACTGATGTGGTTTTTACATTAAATGAGAGA